GTAGAATGGAGAGCAAAAAATGAAACAACTTGTGATATTAACACTGTTTCTTTTGATGGGGTGTCAAACCACTGACGTAACACCTAAATCTGTAGAAAATACAATGCCTGATCCATCTGTAATGGATGCTATACCGGCGCTTACAATAAATATACCTCAAATGTGTATGACTGCTGAGGCTTATGAAGGTGCGTTTGGTAAGTTTAATGAAAAAATTATGATGACTTGGATAGTCGATGATGAGGCACAAGAAGATGAAAGCAATAATAATTTTGGAATATTAGCATATAATAAAGAGAAGAAAACTATGACTGTATCATATACAGTAATGATTGTTAATAAAGCGACACGCAAACGTCATGAAAGAATTTGTATTGCAATGACGGGAGTGAATGCCGAAATACAGCAATTATATGGTGCTGAAGAAACCAAAACTATATCTATGGATATATATAAATAACTAAAAATTAAGGAGATTTTTATGTTTAAACGCCTTTTTTATATTATAATTACAACATGTTTGATGTTAACTTCTGTTTCCGCTGAAGAAGCTGTGGAAGCACCTGTGAAAATGATCACAGAAATGCTTTATCCTACTGTTATGATAGATTTAACACAAGGAGCCGGATCAGGCACGGTTATTTTTAGTAATACGAGAAGTGATAAATCTTGGGAAGAAGAGGGCGTTTGGACATTAGTGCTTACCAATCATCATGTAATTAATAATGCCATTACTATTAGTGAAGATTTTGATCCTAAAGTAGGCAAATCAATAAAAATGGAAACACGCCGTCCTGTACATGTTCGTTTGTGGGATTATAATGACTACAGTACAGCAGTAGGAACTACAGGCCGGGTAGCACGGATTCTTGCATGGGACAAACAACGTGACCTCGCTCTATTGCGACTTGATGATAAAGAACGTATAATTAAACATGTTGCTCATCTTTGGCCAGAAAAGGTTGGCGGACCTTACTTATTCCAGACAGTATGGGCGATTGGTAGTGGTATGAGCAATCCACCCTATCCAACTCAAGGTTTGTTGAGTGGTATCAGTGGTAAAGATAACGCTGGTCGTTCTTTGTATCTTTCAAGTTCGCCTATTATTTTTGGTAACAGTGGTGGAAGTCTCTGGGCTTATAGTAAGAAACGAGATAAGTATGAACTGATTGGTGTTCCTTCCATGGCCGGTGCATATGGTTGGGGTAGTATTGTTCCCCATATCGCCTGGTCAAGACCTATTTCTGAGATTCGGGCATTTCTAAGAGGGAATGATTTTGGGTTTGTTATTGGTGATAAAGATACTCCGAAACCTGAGAAAAAAGAAGAAAAAGAAGAAAAGGGGAGTTGACAAATACTACTGTTATGTGGTATAAATAAAGAACAATTCAATGATATGGATTGAAAGACGGACAGGACATGGGTGCAATTCCCATCGCCTCCACCAAAAGAAGATTATGATAAGAAAAAAAACTGGAACCAACAATGCAAAAAACTCCTTTAATAAAAGAGGTAGGTCGATTGATGTTTAAGGGATATATTGCCTGGTCAATTTGTGCAGATGTTATTCTTGTTTCTGGCATAGTTTATTTAATCTTTTTTTGAGGGGGGCGATTTAGGATCGACTGACGTTGAATAGAGAAGTGGAGAATTGTCGGGTGACTGCGTTATTGGTCAAATTAGTAAATGCAAATGATAATTTTGCATCTGAAGAGTATGCACTAGCTGCATAGTCTCATAGAGTTCGGTGATACTTAGTAACAGAAATCACCAAAGGAGTTTTGGTAGTTTCTCCTCGATGCAAAAACTACCATTTAACACACACACAGACACAAGGAGAAATAAAATGTCTGAAGGTAAAAACCCATACGAACTACGATTCGATGTTCTTTCAATGGCGAAAGATATGATGGATCGTCAATATGATTTAGCAGTAGATGCCACACATATGGCAATGGAAAAGTTTAGTAATGCTACAACTGATCCAAAAGAATTTTTTAAGGAGTATGCACCAAAAATGTATCAGCCTGAAGAAATACTTGAAACTGCTGAGGAATTATACACTTTTGTTTCTGAAAAGAAATAAAGAACGCAGGGGTTGTTCCCTAATAAACACGCCGGGGGTCACGGTTAGCCCCCACAGTTTTAAGGAATATATATGTCTATAAATATTAATGTATTGAATACTACAAAAAAATTCTCTTTAGAAATTGAACGTATAGTTTTAGAAAAAAATATAACACATATGGAAGCAATTCTTGATTATTGTCACCGACAAGGTATTGAACCAGATACAGTTGGTAGATTAATATCCAAAAGTCTCAAAGAAAAGATTGAGGCAAATGCTCGAGAATTAAATTTTTTACCAAGACAGGCGCAACTACCTATTTAAAAATGAAACCTGTAGATGTATATCTAATGTATTGTGCTATGAAGGCACACTTTGGTTCTGGTGATTATGATTATATTAAGTATAATGGCAAAACCAAAGTATCCAGAGATTCCTTTTATAAAAGAAAGGATCGAGCATTTTTTGTTCGTCTTTCAAATAAACACGCCGACCCAAAAGACTATTTTCTAGCAAACTTTATCAAAGACCATAGAGGGTACATTAAAAATTTCAGTGATGAAAATTATTGGACATGGAAAATGCATCGTGAAGGTTTCTTTGAACAGTTTGAAATTGAAATGAAACCGCTAGTTGAAACCTTTGAAAATTTATTTAAAATAAAAAATAATCAGCACCCCAAGTTATTAAGAGAATTTCTTGGTAAACGTGTTTCAATTGAAACAATGATTATATTAAACAACTTGGTACATTATGAAGATGAGTGGTCAAAAAAATTAAGTGAAGATATCATCTGGCCGGACTTAAAAAAAATGATGAATAATTACGAAAGGTTCTTGACAATTGATATTAAACAGTATAGAATAAGACTATTAAATCTTATAGAGGAGTCCAGTTGATGGAACAAAGAAAAGAAGGATTCTATGAATCTAAAATTCAAGAACTAGAGGTTGAAGTTAAATCACTCTCTTTTGATAATGCAGAATTGGTTAAGTCCAATGATGAACTTACAGAGCGGGTTAAAACTCTCGCTTCCCGTCAACCAACCTGGCCGAAAGGGTATCGTCCACAACGGCGACATACTCCAAAGAAAAATTGGACAAATAAGTGACATATAATGGTAATGAGAGTAATCTTGCTACGGTAGATAAGATTATTGTACTAGTAGAAGAAATCGCTGTTTTAAAGAGTCGTTTTGATGAACACGATACTGGTAATTTGAGGACAACCGTAGGTGTTCTGGAAAACAGAGTACAGGAGTTGAAGGATAGAATCCATGATTAAACCCCCCTTACTTGTTTTCCTGGCAGCTCTACTGATTACGAGTAGTGCAATTAGTGGAGAATTGTCCGGCGAGAAATTCTTTAAAAAGAAATGTAAGTCATGCCATTCTCTAACAAAAAAGAAAATGGGTCCACCGTTGGGTGACATATGGGACAAGAAAGCAGGATCACAGAAGGGGTATAGATACTCAAAGGCGATGAAACGTTCTAAGGTGATATGGACTGATGAAACTCTTGATTCGTTCTTAGCAAACCCTAAAAAATATATAAAGGGAACCAAAATGAAAATTCGTGGACTAAAACCCAACCACAGATCAGCAATCATAGAATATTTGAAACCTGATTCCGAAGAGGAAGATGATTGTTAAAGGAAAGAATTGTTTGCCACGGTAGCTCAGGGGTAGAGCAGGGCTTTTGTAAAGCTCAGGCCGTGGGTTCAAATCTCTGAATTGGCAAAATTATATATAGTATTATGTATTATCTAGTTTATAAAATAACCAATTCGGAGAATAATAAGTATTATGTCGGAGCCCATAAAACCCTTGATAAGAATGATGGGTATATGGGTTCTGGCACATATTTAAAACGTGCTATAGAAAAATATGGAGAAGAGTGTTTTAAGAAAGAAATACTCCATGAGTGTGACACAGAAAGTGAAATGTGGGAAAAAGAAAAAGAATTAGTAGAAATAGGATCACATACAT